GCGCCAACGATCTGATCTTCTCGGACGACCCCGAGCCCGAGGACCCGGCCGCGCTCGAAGCGGCGAAGGAGGACCCGGCTTCCCCTACTGGGGACGCCGACGCGTCCTAGCCGCCCTCGAAGGCCGTCCGATCCCCGGCGACCACCCGAAGACCCCGCTTGAGCGCATGGCGTGGCGGTACGGATGGTTCGCCGAACGGTACGGCTGGACGCCCAACCAGGTCGACGAACAGCCCCTGTGGGTCATCCGCCAGTTCCCCGTGTGGGCCGGGGCTGTCGATGAGGCCAAAGCCACGCTGCAGGAGCAGGCCCAAGCCGAGGCCGCCCGGGAGGCCGGCCGCCGGAGGTGACCCGTGGACATCGGCGTGAGTGTGGACGGTGTCGATGACTTCGCCGCGGCCCTGGACGCGCTTCAGCAGCGCATGCACTCGGCGACCCGCAGCGCCACCAAAGAGGGCATGAAGCTGATCCAGCGGCAGGCGTACTCCAGGCTGAGCCGCTACTACCACCCGCCGAACACCCCCACGCCGTCCCCGCCCGGCGAGCCGCCGGCCCGCATCACGGGCCACCTGCGCGGATCCCTCTCGCCAACCGGGCCCATCCCCACGGCCGGAGGGTTCACCGGCTCCATCGGGCCCACGGCGGTGTACGGGCGAATCCAGGAACTCGGCGGCCGGACAGGCCGGGGCCACTCGGTCACCCTGCCGCCGCGCCCCTATCTGGCGCCCACCGTGCGGGATGCCCGCAACGACCTGCGCCGCGTCTACGTCGAAGCCTGGCAACGCGCCCTGCCATAGCCCCTGCGACCAACGAACGGGGGAGCCGTGGCCGACTACCTGCCCCCCGTCGTCGCCAAGCTCACCGGTGACGACAGCGGACTGACCCGCACCCTCGCGGCCAGCAAGGACAAGGTCAAGCGCTGGGCTGTCGACGTCGGCAAGACCAAGGTCACGCTCGCGGTCGATCTCAAGCTGAAGGACGGCGCGCTCGCTGCGGTCCGCACCAAGGTCAAGGACGCGCCCGCGGCACGGATGCAGGTCAAGCTCGACCTGGCCACGGGCGCCAAGGCGGCCCTCGCCCAGAAGCTCAAGCAGGGCAGCGACGTCGAGGTCCGGGTCAAGCCCAAGATGGACCAGACCGCCCAGCGGCGCGTCGCGCTCATCCTGGACGAGCTGGGCAAGCGGATCGACGTCACGATCCGGCCCACCATGGACCGGACGACGCAGCTGAGCGTCCAGGCTCGCCTCGACCGGCTGTCTCGGGACCGCACGGTCACCATCCGCACCCGCACGATCGGTGGGGGTAGCGCGGCGGCTGGTGCTGCGGCCAGTGGTAGCGGGGCGCTCGGCGCGCTGATCTCGCTGGCGCCGGCCCTTGCGCCCATCGCGGCGTCTGCGGTCAGCGTCGCGGCGTCGCTGGCGTCGGCCACCGTCGCCGTGGGCGTATTCGGTCTGGCCGTCGCCCCGCAGATCGCACAGTTGGGCGCCGCGGCCACCGCGCAGACCGCCTACAACAAGGCCGTCGCAAAGTACGGGCCCAACTCGCAGCAGGCCACCACCGCTCAGGTGACGCTCAACCAGAGTCTCGACGGGATGCCGCCCGCAACCCGGGCGGCGTCCGCGGCGCTGGCCGACCTCAAGGGCACCTTCAAAGCGTGGTCGAACCAGTTGGCCGGGTTCACGATGGACCCGGTCACCCGGTCGTTCGCCGTCGTCGAGGGGATCCTGCCGAAGCTCACCCCGCTGGTGAAGGGCACCTCCACCGAACTGGACCGGCTGGTGACCCTCGCGGGCGGCGCCGTCGCTTCGCCCGGCTTCGACAGCATGATGTCGAAGTTCACCGCGTTCGCCAACGGGGCGCTCAAGAACCTCGTCGACGATGTCGTGCACTTCAGCCGGGTCCTGTCTGAGGGCAGCGCCAACGGGGCCGTCCAGAAATTCATGGACTACGCCAAGCAGCAGGGCCCCGCCGTCGGGGAGACCCTGAAGAACGTCGCGAAGGCCATCTCCACGATCCTGCAGGGCTCGGCAGAAGCCGGGCCGGGGATGCTCACCCTCGTCAACGCGTTGGCCAAGCTGGTGGCCGCACTGCCGCCCGCGTTCGTTGGGCGAGTTCTGCAGGTGCTCGCGGCGTTCAAGCTGTACAAGCTCGCCAGTACAGGGATCACCTCAGTCAGCGGGTCCGTCACGACCCTGTCGGGGCGCCTGACCGCGCTGCGCGCCGCGTCCGCTGCCGCTGGCGGCGGTGTCGCGGGCGTGCGGGCTGCGCTGGCGTCACTGAGCGCCGGCACGAAGGCCGCCGGTGCCCTCCTGGTGATCGGCGGCCTTGCCTACGCGGCGTACAAGCTGAGCAGTGCGTCGAAGGAGTCGCGGGTCAGCATCGATGACCTGTCGCGGTCCATTGAGAAGGGCCTGGCCAGCGGGCGCATCGCGTCGCCGGTCATTGATGACCTGCGCAAAGCCGAGCAGGGTCTCGTCAAGGACACCGACGCCTCCGCCTCAGCGTGGGACAAGATCGGGTACAGCCTCTCGCACTGGGGCGCGAAGTGGAGCTCCACCGCCTCCTCGACCCAGGCCATGGCCAACGATCAGCGGGATCTAGGCAAAGCCCTTGGGCAGCTCGCGCAGAACAAGGGCGCCGACACCGCAACGCAGGCTCTGAAGCTCCTCAATGCCGAGGGCGTCAAGATCCCCACGAAGTACCTCAAGGACTACACCAACGCTGTCGCCGACAACGCGTTCGAGCAGAAGCTTGCCGCGAACAGCATGGGTATGTTCGGCGACCAGGCGCAGCACGTACAGAAGCAGCTCGACGCCCAGAAGCAGGCCGCACAGGGCCTGCAGCAGGCGATCCTCGACCTCAATGATGCCAACCGGGCGGCGCTCGATGCGGAGTCGGCCTACCAGCAGTCGATCGACGACGCCACCGCAGGGATCGCGAAGCACGAGCACGCCCTGAAGATGGCTAACGGGCAGCTCGACCTGAACAGCGGTGCCGCCCGTACTGCCTACGGGAATCTGAGCCAGCTCGCGGCGAACGCCGAAGCCGCCTCGGTCGCCACGCTCCAGCAGACCGGCAGCCAGGACAAGGCCAACCGGGTTCTGATCGACGCCCATACCCGCCTGGTCAACACCGCGCACGCCATGGGGCTCAACTCCCAGGATGCCAACAAACTCGCCGACAGCCTGGACAACATCAGAGACCCGAAAATCCAGGTCACTGTCAACACCATGGCGGCCGAGGCGAACCTGGCGTCGGCGAAGAAGAAGGTCCAGTCGTTCCCGAAGTCCGCAAAGACCACGGGGAACTTCGAGTACCAGAAGGCCCTGTCGGACCTGCAGTTCTACCAGCGGGCCATTGACCGGCTGCACGGCAAGACTGTCACCGTCACGGTCAACGGCAAGGGTCTGGACGTCAACGCCTCGACGTACTACCAGGCGGGCCCCCACGCCTACGGCGGCGTCATCCGGAAGTTCGCCGGAGGCGGGACCGTGCCGGGGTACGCGCCGATGCGGGACACCGTCCAGGCGCTCCTGTCGCCTGGCGAAGGCGTGCTCGTACCCGAGGCGGTGCGGCGCATGGGCGGCGAGGCCGGCATCAACAGCATCAACCGCCAGGCGCGGGGATCCGGTGCCGGCCAGGCGGCCATGGCGGGCCTGCAGCAGGGCATGTCGGGGGCGCCGGCGCTCGGCGCGTGGGTCGGCCAGGGTCTCACCCAGGGCTTGGCCTCCAGCCTGGCGTCCATTGTGGCCACGACGGCCGGGATGGGCCGCGCCGTCATCGGCACATTCAGCAAGGAACTGGGCATTGCGTCGCCCAGCAAGAAGTTCAAGGCGCTCGGCTCCTATGTGATCTCCGGGCTGGTGCAGGGCCTGACCGGGTCCACGTCGGCGGTGAAGACCGCAACGAAGAAGATCGCCACGGACCTGTCCACCGACTTCGGGAAGTCCCACAAGGGCTTGCAGAAGTGGGTGGCGCAGGAGAACGCCGAACTGCTCAAGCTGGCCGCGAACCGCGACACCGTCGCGTCCAAGCTGAAGGCCGCGCAGACGAAGCTCGCCGCCCTGGAAACGTCCTGGCAGAACGAGAAAAGCAGCGTCGCCAGCAGCATCAAACAGAGCACGTCGCTCATCACGACGTCCCCGCAGGCCGGGGCCACGCTCACCGGCCAGGACGTCCTGAACAACCTCAAGGCCGAGGCGAGCGCCGCCGCGCAATTCGGTGCGCAGCTGCAAACCCTGAAGAAGAAGGGGCTGTCCGCGAGCCTGATCGATCAGATCGCGCAGGCGGGCGTCGACCAGGGCGGGGCGACCGCCGCAGCCCTGGCCTCGGCGAGCAGCGACACCATCAAGCAGATCAACGCGACGCAGAAGGGCATCACGACCAGCGCGAACGCGGCTGGTACGTCCGTGGCGAACGCCATGTACGGCGCGGGGGTCGCCTCGGCGAAAGGCTTGGTCAAGGGGCTGCAGAGCCAAGAAAAAGCGATCGACAACCAAATGCTCAAGATTGCCAAGAGCATGCAGTCGGCGATCAAGAAGGCGCTGGGCATCAAGAGCCCGAGCACGGTCATGGCGCAGCTCGGCGACCACACCGCCCGCGGCTACGCCGTGGGCATCGACCGCTCCGCCAAGCACGCCGTGATCGCAGCCCGCGGCATGGCCATGGCCGTCCGACAGGGCGCCTCCATGGGCGGCAGCCTCACCGGCGCCCTGTCCGGGTCGGCTGGTGGTGTAAGCGGATCGGTGACAGGTGGCGGCACCTACATCCAGCACGTCCACGTGACCGTCGAAGGCTCGGTGGTGACCGAGAAGAAGCTCATCGACGCCATCGAGGCGGGGCTGTCACGTCGCGCCCTGAGCAACCCTGGCGGATTCCGCCCGGTCCTTCCGGCCGGCCGCAGCCTGCGCTGAGAGAGGGGGGCACATGGCGAAACTCGCAACGCTGGTCGACCCGTTCACCGCCGGCAGCATCAACACCACGCTGTGGAACAGCATCACGGGCGGGGCGGCCACCCTCGACGCGGTCAACGACCAGATCGTGGTGGCCCAGCCGACGGTCAACGGCACGGCCAACACGTTCGGCAGCACCACTGCTTTCGATGCGACGGCCAGCAGCATCTACGCCCAGATCACCCCCGTCCCGAACGGGGCCGGGGGCACCCGCACGACGTTCAAGCTGACGCTGGACGCCAGCAATAGCGTGGCCATGCGCCTGCAGGCCGGGGCCTTCGTGCAGACCTTGCAGACGGCGGGCACGACCGTCACGACCACGCTGGCGACCTACGACGCGCACGCGCACCGGTGGTGGCGGATCCGGGAGTCCGGCGGGTTCTGGAACGCCGAGGTGTCGCCCGACGGCCTGAACTGGACGACGCTCCTCACCACGGCATACTCGTGGTCCGCGACCGCGCTCACGTTCTCCTTTCAGACCGCGGCCACCGTCACCGAGGTCGCGGGCAACTCGGCGACGATCGCCCACGTCAACACCCGCCTCGGTGGGCAGGCCAACCCGAACTGGCCGACCGTCGAATACGGGTCCGGTTTCTACTGGGGCGCCAACGGCGGCACGATCCCCACCGACCTGTACGTGGACGTCTCCCCGCGGACCCAGGGGTCCACTGGTGCGAACCGCGGCAAGC